CCGCGTGGCGGTTGGCTGCGCTGATTACTTTCGGGAGGAAATCATGAGTAACGGGGAACTCCACGCGCGCGAGCGCGAGGATCTGTCGCTGCATGTCGAGCGCTGCGCCGAGCGCTACACGGCGGTGCGTGCGGAGATCTGTGGCCTGCGCAAGCAGACACGCCGGATTGAGGGCGCGATATGGGGCATCGTCGCGGTGCTGATGGCGCTTGGCGCGGGTGGTGCGCAGATCCTGCCGATCCTGCGTGCCCTCTCGCGCGCCGCGGGAGGTTAAAGGACAACAAGAGCAAAAAACCAGTGGTCTAGGTCAGACCGCTTCTTCAGGATCAAAGTAGTTCAGATCTATTTCTCGCAAAATGATGGGATCGCCTTTCGGGCGAACACCAACGCCGTGCTGGAGCATCAAGAGGGTCAGCTTTGGGCCATCCACCAACACAATGCGCTTTGCTTGAAGCTGAGACGCAAATCTCTCTGCGTCTTGAGAGAATCGGCTGCTTGTAATGAACACGCCTTTTCTGGCGCCATGAAAATCCAATGCACCAGAAAATTCACGAATCTTATCTGGGCCTATGACATTATCTGTTCGGTATCGTTTGGCTTGGACGTAGATAAGGTCAAGGCCAAGTTTATCTTCGCGAATGACACCATCAATCCCGCCATCACCAGATCTGCCACGAACTTCGCCAGCCTGATGCCCATCGCCATAACCCATAGCCAGGAGTAGATCGAGCACCAGTTTTTCAAAGAAAGCAGGGGGACACTCAAGAATTCTTTGTAGAACTCGTTCACGAAGCTCCGCTTCGATATCGGCAACAGCATTAAAAATACGCTCATCTGGGGTCCCCGAGGAATTGCTGTCTGCCTGGGAAACCGGTGTGCTAGTCACCGAATCGATGGTCTCAGAGTAACGGTCGTTCGGACGCAACGCCCGAAACTCATCATACTGCTTCAGAAAAGGAATATCGATACGCGTAGGCGGCTGTCGCAGCAGCTCGTGGCCCCTTTCAGATGCCTCATAAACACCACGTGAGACACGCGTTATCAGGCGCGCGGAATTGAGATAAGTCAGCGCCCAATGAATTCTATTGAAAATAGTCGCTTGCTTACCCGACGGGTTCATCTGGAGCCGTTCTTCTTCGGTAAGAGAGAAATCGTCACAGATTGCGTCGACGATTTCACGACTTTTGAGGCGCCGCTCAGCAAGACGGCGCAGTACAGGTAGCATCAGGGTTTGAAAATCAGGTATCGCCATGGGTGCGAGGCTACATGATTCCGGTCCAGAGGCGCAATCGTGAGCCGAATAGTCCCTCGCTCAGCCGATGCATCCACCCAGTAACTGGGGACACCCTTCCAATTCTAGACTGGGAAGATACCCATGGACCCCGCCACCCTCGCTTGGGCCTTAGCGCAGCCTGCCGGTAGCCGCGCAGCCGTGCTGGCCTCCGCTTATACCGGCGGCGTCACGCGCGTGACCTTCGAAGGCCGTACCGTCGAATACCGCAGCCTGGATGAATTAGGCCGCGCCATCGCCGCCCTTTACGGCGCGGAGAACACGGCCGCGCGGCGGCCGGGCGTCACACTCGCCAGCTTCACAAGGAACGCATGATGAAGCTCCACCTGCGCGCCGCGTGGAACGCTCTCCGGGGCTATGCGGCTGCGCAGGACAATCGTGCCTCGACTTGGTCGCCCTCAGGCGGCAGCGCGAATGGCGAGGTCGGCATGGCCGCCGCCAGTGTCGCAAGGCGCGCGCGCGATGCGGTGCGCAATGATCCCTATGCCGCGCGCATCGTCGATCTCTGGACCGGCAATGCGGTCGGTGCGGGTATCACGACGCGCTGGCCTGAAACCGCGCATCGCAATGCCTGGCAGGCCTGGGCGGATAGCACCGCCTGCGATGCGGAGGACAAGCTCGATCTCTATGGCCTGCAGGCGCTGGCCATGCGCGCGGTCGTCGAAAGCGGCGAATGCTTCATCCGGCTGCTGACCGTGCCGACATCGCCGCGGAACCCCATCGGCCTTAGCTTGCAGGTGCTGGAAAGCGATCACCTGGATACCGCGCGGAATGGCGTGGTGAATGGCGCGCCGACAATTCAGGGCATCGCCCTTGGATCGGCGGGCGAGCCGATTGGATACTGGCTATTCCCCACCCATCCCGGCGCCTGGATGCTGCCGGGTGCGCGGCTGGCGAGCGAATTCATCCCCGCGCGCGATGTGCTGCACGTCTTTCGCAAGCGCCGCCCTGGCCAATTGCGCGATGTCTCCTGGCTTGCCCCCGTGTTGTTGCGGCTGCGTGACCTTGGCGATTACGAGGCCGCGCTGCTGATGAAGGCCAAGATCGAAGCCTGCCTTGCCGCCGTGGTCACTGATGATGGTGAGGAAACCCTGACCAAACCAAGCGACGCCAATCCTGGCTTGCTGCGTGACGCTCAAGGCCGCGCGGTGGAAAGCTTCGAGCCGGGGATGATCCTGTATCGGCGCGGCCATGGCGAGGTAAATGTGGTGAACCCCTCGGGCGGAGGATCGCATACCGCCTTTGCGCGACGTTCGCTTGAAGCTGCTGCTGTTGGCGCGGGCCTCACCTATGACCAGGTCTCCGGCGATCTGACCCAGGCGAATTACTCGAGCCTCCGCGCCGGCAAGATCGAATTCCGCCGACTGTGCGAACAGATGCAATACGGCATGCTGATCCCGATGCTGGTGCGGCCAATTGCCGAGCGCTTTCACGCGCAAGGCGCGCTGCTCGGGCTTTGGGCGGATGTCATGCCCAAGGGTGTCGCGCATGTGCCGCCAGCGCATGAAATGATCGACCCGCTGAAGGACACCACGGCGTTGATCGCTCAGGTGCGTGCGGGCTTTGTGCCGCAGCCCGAGGCCGCCGGCGCCTTTGGCTATGATTTCCGCTCAGCGGTCGAGATGATCCGCGAAGCCAATGCCGCGCTCGATGCGGCGGGCATCTCGCTCGATACCGATCCGCGGCGTGTCGCCAAATCCGGCGGTGCGCAGGACGCGGCGCAAATGGCGGCGGTGGAAATCGCCGCAACCGGCGCAGCAGCGCCGCCACGCCCAGAAACCACAGCGGGAGCAGCACCATGACCGCAGGCGGCTATGATCCCATCGAGGATATGCTCAAGGTAAAGAGCGTCCAAAAGAAATGGCGCGACAGCTTCAACGGCAGCGAGGTCAATCCCGGCAAATGGACGCAGCAGATCGGCAGCGGTGCCAGCCTTGGTGTTGCCGGCGGCGTGCTGACCATGGCCAGCGGCATCGCGGCGAATGCGGAAACCTGGCTGCTGAGCACCGAGGTTTTCACCATCCCCTTTCGCCTCTCGATCGCCGTGACGCTGTCGCAGCGGATCGCCAATCAGGGTTTTCTGGTCGAGGCGGTGAGCGTGAATCGCGAGACCGGCCTGCCCGATGGGCTGCATGCGGCGGCCTTGCTGTTTGATGGCACCAACCCTGCCCTGGCGAAGTATGAGGTGCAGAATGGTGGTCTCGCGCGGCTTTCCTCGGCGGTTTCGACCTTTCCCTCGACCGCGAGCAATGGGATTTACGAGATCGAAGCTTTTGCCGATGAGGCTTGGTTTCATGGTGGCGCTTTGGATGCCACCACGGGCCGGGCCAATTCCTATCGCCGGCATCAGCAGATCCCCGATCCCAATGCGCTCTACAAGGTGCGGCTGCGCTGGCTGAATGGTGCAACGCCGCCTGCCAGCAGCAGCAACGCGGTGGTGCAATTCCTGGCGGTGCAGGATTACGCGGAACTGACAGCGGAGATCACGGCCGGGCGCGGCCAATCTGTGGCTGGACAGAGTGTCGCGGTGAATGTCGTCGGCATGCCAGCGGCACCGGCGATTATTGGTCAGGCCGCGCATGATGCGGTGATTGCGGGCGCGCCCATCCGGATCGGTGGCCGCGCCGCGACAGCAAATTATGCGGCGGTTGCGACTGGTGATGTCGCGGATTTGATCACGACGCTGGTCGGTGCGCTGATCAGCAAACCATTCTCCATCCCGGAACTAGATTGGTCCTATGCCGGGCCGCTTGCCGGGCTTGCTACCGCTGCCGATACGGCAGCCAAAGCGGCGGCGGGGGCTGGCATCCGGAATTACGTGACTGGCTTGCAAGTACAAAATGCGTCAGCCACCGCGACTGAGTTTCAGATCAAGGACGGCGCGGCAACGGTGCTGTGGCGCTGCCAATTGCCGGCCAATAGCGGGCTGCTTGGGATCAGCTTTCCAAGTCCGCTCAAGGGCACAGCGAATGCAGTGCTGAATGTCCAGGCGGTCAGCGCGGGCAGCGTCGTGATTGCCAATCTGCAAGGCTACGCCGCGCCTTAATCTCCACGATCAAGGAATAACCCATGACGGAAATGCCCGACCCGGGCGGGAGCGATCCCGCGCCGGCTGATCCCGCTTTGCCCGATCGACTTCCCTCCGATGGGCAATCGATCACCGCGCGCCGCGCGATCACCGGTCGAGGTCGTCTGGTCCACCGGCGCACGGGCGCGCAACTTTGTCCCGTCCCTTGGCGGCATTACCGAGGAATTGGACATGTCGCCCAATGCGGTGCGCATGGCGCAGCTCGGCTCCGGCAATGCGCCGGTGCTGAATACGCACCGCAGCAGCGATGCGCGTGATGTGTTGGGCCGCGTGATTGCTGCGCGGCTTGAAGGCGGGCGCGGCCATGCGCGGCTGCAATTTTCTGGCGCTGCCGATGTGGAGCCCCTTTGGCAGCGCATCGCCGATGGCACGCTGCGCGCGGTCAGCATTGGCTATCGCGTGCATCGCTATGACCAGCGCCCCGATCCGGTGAGCGGCGAGATGATCTACCGCGCCGTGGATTGGGAACCTTTCGAGATTTCGATCGTGCCCATCCCCGTTGATCGGGATGCGCAAGTGCGAGGCGCGGCGCCGCAGGGCGCGCCATCCTTCGCCATTGAACCTGCCCTGGAGAATGAGGAACCACCCATGACCGAGACGACGCCGGAAACCCCGGCAGCCCATTTGGCGCCGCCTGCCGCGTCGCCGCCCGCAACCACTGCGGTGGAAACGCCGCTCACTGCGCCGCCGCCTGACCTTGAAGCCTTGCGCAGTGAGGCGCAGCGCGCCGAGCGTGAGCGTATCTCCGGCATTGATAGTGCGATCGAAGCAGCGCGCGCCCTGGTCGGCACCGAGACTGCCGCACATATCCGGCGTGAGGCTGTCGAGCGTGGCTGGCATCCGGACCAGGCGCGCCGTTCCTTGTTTGACGCCATGGTGAAAAGCGCCGCA